GTTAAAATATACGCACACCCAGTATAGGTGTACCCCGCAGTATTTTGGATCTTTCATCCAGGCCCCACGGGTTAACACTAAGAACATGTTGTTTCCAACACTAAGAAGAGACTTCTCTATGATACATACACAAGTGCATGATCAAGTTTCATGAAACAACTTATTTCTTCGAAGAAACAGATCGTTTCACTCCCAGAGCCTCACCAACCCGGATCAGATAGCTATCTGTTAAATGCGTTTGAGGCACATCAACAGTATCACCATCACTCTCCGACTCAGAGACTCTTGGATCGCCTTTCTCCTCATCTAATGAACAATTCCGTATACCAGAGCTAAGGTGGTTTGGAAAAGTTACCCCATGAGGATGGCTACTACCATGTAATTGAAGATGTTCAACCATTCTACGTAACTCCAACATCTGTTGAAACAATTCTTGGGGAGGCAAGAATGTCAAAACAGAAGAGGGTAGTTGAACAACCACTACATCTACGGAGGTACCACCAACAATTGTTGAAGGTGACATTGTTATAACAGCATTCTGAGCTGTTACATTAACCACAAATGCCTGAGCATTACTTGCGGTGGTGGTACCAGAGCTAATAGTATTACTAGTATTATTTGACCAAAATGTTGTAACTAAAGCACCATTTGTCATACTACTAAACACTATTCCACTCGAACTTGTACCAGTAATATTTATCAATACCAAAAACTCCCCAACACTAGGCATTGTAATAGTATTAGTACCCAATACAGGCGTTATTGTATTACCTGTTTTAAGTACAGCGGTTGCAAAATTGTTTGCAGTTGTTGGAGTTGGTCCAGTAAAATGGGCAGCAATAGATTGCGCACCATTTGTATTCTGAACCTTAGTTCTCAACCAACCACTCCAACAAAATCGTAAACTACCCACTGTACAGGCGGCTTGTTGACCCTGCGTTGCCAACACAAAAACACCAACATCATAATCATGTGATGATGTATTCGCAGGGTAAGATGGGGTGGATGTTGTACTAAAATTACAATACCGAAAACCATCCTCATCCCCACCATTATGATTAACCTTAACCTTAAATGTCATATTTTTTGACGGAGCGGCTTCCTTACACGGCCGATTTTTACCCTCCATACCATAATTCCTCATGGCTGTCAACGTTGCTAAACCTGCATCAGCAACATCATATGTGGCATTCAACAACACTGTCCCCAATGCTGTATTTGTTGACGCCAAAGCATTAGCTGAACCCTCCACATACTTAAAATCACATTCCTCGGACAAGTACTTCTCATGCTTAACAGCAATACCAGAAAACCACGGTGCAGTTTTTGTATTTGCTGGGTTAATAATAAAATTTGTAGTGGTGAATGCTGCACCAGGTGTTGTCACTGGTCCTAAATCCTCTTCAAAATACGGTACATACATATCCGTGGATTTGGCATTTCCCCTACGCCGCTTATTTTGATGAGTTTGCTTAGCAACGGCTAGTTTTGCTTTAGCAAGCCCTCGATTAAATTGCGAACGCCCAACTACACGCTCAACAGCACGGTCTATTGCTGCCAGCTCGCTGGATTTTCGCTTACCTCCGGTTTTCTTACCCTGACCAGGGCCCGGATTCAATTCAATTCCAACAAGCCGTTTTGCTGGAACGGTAGACAACACTCTCCCCTTCGCACAATCCGATGAAGAGTGATTCTTACCGCAGAAATAACACTGTGGTCTACCGCGTCCAATGTCAAATAAATACACTGGACTATTGTCAACAAGATGGCAACCTTGTGACTGATCTAATTGATTACAATTATTTTGGGTGGTTTTAGAGCATCCACGAACTACATTATTTAAAAAAGAAGAAATCATTTTTAAGAATGGACTCTTAAGTTTTAACGGTAACTTACAGTCCCCACTCATACCAATACAAAAAGTAAATTATGTAGGCCATTGTCCCTACTACTTGGATTACAACACTTAACGCACGTGTATTGGTGGTACTCCTGGACCACGCGAAAATAAACACTAAATCTAATAAGGAAAATGATGTCTTGATCTTGCAATTGGTTAGTTGGTTCTACCAACCTATACCCCAACACCCCACACGGTGGGATTCAAAACGATTACAACATACTCCATAATCAAATTTAATATTGCCCTAAGGTCTTCCCGCCAAGGAATCTAAAATCCCAAGACTATATACTATAATATTATCAACTTGACTAAATACCCAATTTTGGGAGGTGGCTTAGCATTTAAAATGTACCCCAGTGAAAACTTGGGCCTCTTTATGTAACTGTCTCTCAACATTACATTAGTCTACCTAATTAAAGTGTTTAAAGTAATAAAAAGGACATGCATGTCCAACAATACACATTGATGGTTTCTAGGACTCTAACCCGACTTCACCATCAGTGTTTGTCGTTCACTATGCGCCCTAAAAATCCACATAAACTAACTTTGTTCCCAAAGTTTCTCTATCCATTAATAACTGAGAAAAACTATGAGCCATATCACCACGTCTGGCTGCTGCACACGCCTCATCTCGTATGCTACAATCCATTTGATACCTAAACAGGACATCATAATCTGTCATTTCATTTTTATCAACATGAACAAGGTTATAACGATATTCTGGATCCTGAAAACGGTAATTTCCTTTCATTTTCCTAGAATTCTTATTAAATTCATATGGCTTAACACTGCCACAAACATCTAACACACCATCAAGAAATTTATCATAATAATTGACAAATCTTAAATGATGCAAACCTTGTACCACTCCTTTTAATAAACACCGTGGATCAGTGCCTATTGGTGGAGAAATGAAATAACCAAACTTGGCGATTATTTTACCAGGCATGGGTATAAAACACACACCTTGTTTACAACTAACTGGAAAACTTGAACAAAATTCCGAATCAAAAAGATTTTCTCTATATGTGCACTCCGTAACGAAGCCCAAATTTAAAAAATCCCTGGAAAATGCGACACGATTGCCATCATGTCTCATCAAATTGTCGTCCCCCATTACTAACATCCTTAAATGTTGACTAACCTCGCCAACAGGAATGCCTGTTCTACGATGAAATACAAATATATGCATCATCGCATTCAATAATGAATTAAAACAGGAGGTGAAAGGATCCCCAGATTTTCTAGTTCCGGGGACTTTATACTTCCAACCATTTGTTGTAAACCCATGGGTTTGAATATTAGCTGTCATCAAATCCAATATTGCACGTTTAGCACCATATTGTTTTGCTATCCAAACTTCCAAATTACACAGTTTTGGATGTATACACGAATCAAAAGCAGCAATATCATTTTCAAAAATGTTCCACTCCATCTGTTGATTTATGAAGTTTCCCATCCCTAAATTTGATGCCCCAGAAGTAAAGTGGATAAAAAACTCATCACTCCAAATCATTTTCATGTATCTTTGAAAACGGCTAAAAAAAGGACCCACTAATGAAACATACTCTGGTCCAGCACCCTGAATTAACCTAGGGGCCTTTTGTTTCATACCAAGAGGAGATTGTAGTAACTGATTTTCAGTTTTTACAAAACTCTTCCGAGTGGTCCATTTATAACATAAATCATTGGACAAACTTGTGTTCTCATCAACACCATCCAATAATAATGATTCATGTGCCCGGCGTATAGCAGTTTTAACACCAGGCGCTGCATTGCTCGCTTTGATGTATGACTCAAAGCTATCACTCCTTAATTTCTTCTTAGGTAAAAATGTAAATAAATTATCTTTCACAAACTGCACAAAGTCATCAAGGAGATCAGTTGGAACAGGTGTTTCCTTCAAAACACGCTGATTCAAGGCCTGCAACTCATTTGTTTTTGTTGAATTAAAGTAAATTGGTTTATATTTTAAGGTATTTTTATATGCCTCGTATTGTTGTTTCACTGGTTCATCGTGTTCAAAACGATGGAATGAGTTACCAATAAAACGCACCGACGACCCCTGTTTCAATCGTAAGGGCGCCGGTAAATTTGATATTTTACTTGAGTAGGTCTGAAAGCACTTCCACATTGGGTAAGCGCTTAAAGGATTCCGCGGGTGCATCAAAAAGTTGCATAACCCACTTCATCACCCCAAGTAACTTCTGGGGTACCAAGCTCATTCGTCTCAGCTTCCTAACAGCTAAGACAATACCAATACAATACATTAAACATCTAAATATAAACCATTTATCAATTACTTTACTATGAACTATTAGTGCCAAATCACCAAGTTCCACATTATTCAATAACGCCACAAGTGGAGCGTATTTTTGGTTGGCCAATAAAAACTTGGCTGATCCATTAATCCCACGCAACAAATTGGAACATCTCATCACACTCACCTTATAATTCTCTAGTGTGAATGGTGTGTGGCTCCAAAACAATTGGAGTTCTTCCACAATACCAGGCAACAACAACACCTTCTTTGTTGTTGAAAACCAAGACAACTCTATAGGATACTTTCCAAACATCTGTGATATCTTACGAATACCAAGACTTGATAATACAGGTATTTCATACTCCTGTAAAATTAATGGATAATATTTCCTTTCCAAGTGGTTTCCAATCATAACACAACTGGACTCCGCCACTCTAACATAGAACAACTCACGAGGACTTGCGTTAACACCACGCAACAAGTTATTCTGCACAATCAACATGTTATCTTCCAGTAGCAAATTGGGAGCAACATTAACATGTTCTTCATCATCACCTGCTTGTTCTACAGGGACCTCCAAAACGGGATTTGGGCGAGGTATACCCAAATAAACATTTTCAAGAACTTCACGACACATTGGACAGGTAGGATTCAATTGTGCCCGTTCGAAAAGCCAACGACGTAAACACATCCAACAAAAGATGTGATTACAAACCGTTGACACGTACACAGACAAACCCTCATGTCGACAAATGGAACATTCTTGCCCAGCAACATTTTCAATGATTCTCACATTATACAAAGAATCCATCAAACATAAACAAATTATCTTTTAACATCACGGTTAAAATCGGTCCAACACTACAGTTGGCTGTTTTGCACCTCACGTAAGTGCGACAAAACATTTCAAAAGATAAAATAGCTGCTGGTTTGTAGTTGGTTGATAGCAAATCTCCTAGTATTACGGTTTTAGGTGCCTCACACTAAAATGCCCAAACAACACTACAATTTTTGATAGACTAAGATCGCTTATCTTAGCTACATATTTATTTATTTCAACTGACTGTACTTGACACATCCTCATTGGTATTGTAGGAACGCTACAATACCGGGAAATGAAAACCAAACTACAGGGGAATTTCACCTTTAACCACTAGAAGGTAAGTGGCCCACACTTTAAGTGTGTGGAACTTATTTTACTAGTATGATAGTGTGGGAGAGGTCACTAAGGTGACATCACTAACTTTATCCATACTAACTGCACCATCCCATGGGAACCTGCCTCAAACAGGACTCTCACATGTATATAGGCTGCAGTGCACACACTTGCAATTGCATGTGCCAACCCCAACAGGTGCCTAACCACCATATTCAACCAAGGGGTATCTACTAAGAAATAACTCTTAGCGCTTGCAACCCCGGTTACCGGGCTGCAAGGAAAATAGGGGTGTACA